AATTTCTATGAACCCAGGTATGTTTAACGTTGGTGAAGTAGAAGATTTAAATACCTTTGGAAAAATAAAAGGAGGTTTTAATACAGGCATAAAAAGTTTAATAAACAGTCCAATTGGAAAAGTTGCTAGCTTTGCAATAAATCCTGCACTTGGCGTTCTTAAAGGAATTGCAGGTGCATTTCCAAAAGCTGAAGTAGTAGGTAGAGTAGGTAATAAAAATATATATGGTATAGGATCTTTTGGTGGACAACAAGGAAGTATAAATCAAGAAAATCAAACTGCTCTAAACAAAACAGGTAACTTTACTAATTATCAATTAGGAAATATGACTGACCCTGGAAGAGTTGCAGGAAATCCAGCTACTAATGTATTTGCTGGTATGAATGCACAATCTCAATTTGGAGATATATCTAAAGGCGCACAAAAAAGAATTGATACTATAAGTAAAACTTTAGAGAGACAGAAAAAAGCTGGTAAAGTTCCATCAAAAGTATTGACGGAAAGAAAAGCAAAATTTGAAAAACAACTAATGGAGCACAATAAAGAAAGAGTTGCTTCAAGAAAAGATAAATCAGGAAAAGGTAAAAAAGCTGGCTTTACAAATCCTGGAGCTAAAAGTTATGGACCACATTCAGGTGGGGGAGGAGGAGGTAATGGCTGCTTCTTAAAAGGAACTTTAATTACTATGTTAGATGGAACTAGAAAACCAGTAGAGCAAGTTGATCTAGGAGATAAAGTTGCAGTAGGTGGTAAAGTATTTGCTGTAGGTAGATTCTTAAATACAGAACTATATGATTACAAAGGTATCAAAGTATCTGGTAGTCACATGGTAAATGAAGATGGTACTTGGATGAGAGTCAGAGATACTAAACATGGTAAGTCATTAGGTAATGATGAAAATACAGTTTATGTATTTGGATCAGAGAATAGAAGAATCTTAATCAACGATATTTTATTCACTGACTATTTTGAAATAGAAGACCAAGAACAACTTCTAAAAGAAGAAGATAAATTTTTTGATAACTGGAAAACTTTTGCAAATAACGAAGATATAAAAAACGTTAATACCTTAAATGCAAGTTAAGAAATGGAATCTAACTAAAGATTATTCCACTATTAGTAAATGGTGTAAGCAACATAAATGGGATTTATCTATTCCAAAAGAGATGTTACCACCATTGGGTGTGATGGTTAGTGAGAAAGAAAAAATCTGTGCAGCTGGATTATATGTAGATAAGAAAGCTAAATTTGGATTTATGTATGGTTTGTTTTCAAACCCAAAGACAAGTAAAATAAAACTTTTTAAGGCCATGAGACTTTGTGTTGATGAAATAAAAAAACAAGCAAACAAAAATAAACTTGGATTGGTTTACACAATCACCGGCGAGTCTCCTCTTAACAAATTATACACTAAACATATGGATATGGAATTATGCGAAAAAAGTGTAAAATCATATGTTATAAACTTAAACAAAAACAAATATAAAAATTTAGATTGGATATCATAATGGAATTAAAATATAACGAAATAATTGGTGCAATTGTAAAACCAGATGATACACCTGCTACACAAGCAGAAATATTAGAATGGGCTGCAGCTAATCCAATGCCAATAAAAGAACCAAAACAACAGAACACTCAACTTTTAGAAGAAGTGATTGAAACATTTAAAAAAAGAGGATAGACTAACAAAATGGCCGAAATAGACAAATCATTACCAAATACAAAAACAACTGTTGAAGTTCCAGGTGAAGTAGAGATAGAAGAGTCTATCAAAGAAAACATTGAAGAAATTCAAACAGATGGTGGACCTGTTGAAATAGAAATGACAGAAGAAGGTGGAGCAGAAATTTCTTTTGATCCAAAAGCTGCAAGTCCTGAAGGCGGTGAAGACCATTTTGAAAACCTAGCAGAATTTTTAGGTGAAGAAATTTTAGATCCATTAGGTTCAAAATTATTTGATCAATATAATGAATACAAAGAATCTCGTGGTGATTGGGAAGATACTTATAAAAATGGTTTAGATCTTTTAGGATTTAAATATGAAAGACGAACACAACCTTTTAAAGGAGCTAGTGGTGTAAACCATCCCGTTCTTGCAGAAGCAGTTACACAATTTCAAGCACAAGCTTACAAAGAATTATTACCAAGTGATGGTCCGGTTAGAACTCAAGTTATGGGTGATGCAACTGTTGCTAAAGAAGAACAAGGTAAGCGTGTAAAAGATTTTATGAATTATCAAATAATGGATCAGATGAAAGAGTATGAACCAGAGTTTGATCAAATGTTATTTTATTTACCGCTATCAGGATCAACTTTTAAAAAAGTTTATTACGATGATATGTTGGGTAGAGCAGTATCAAAATTTGTTCCTGCTGAAGATTTAATTGTACCTTATTCTGCAAACTCTTTAGATGATGCAGAAGCAGTAATTCATGTTATTAAAATGTCAGAGAATGAATTAAGAAAACAACAGGTCGCAGGATTTTATAGAGACATAGAATTAGGTTCGCCTCCTGTTACACAAAATCAATTACAAGACAAAAAATTAGAACTTGAAGGAATTCAAAAAGATGGTCAAGAAGATCAATACACTCTTTATGAAATTCATACTAATTTAGATTTAGAAGGTTATGAAGACATGGGAGCCGATGGAGAACCTACTGGAATTAAACTTCCCTATGTTGTTACTTTATCAGAAGCAGGTCACAAAATTTTATCAATTAGAAGAAATTATAGACCCGAAGATCCATTAAAGAAAAAAGTAAATTATTTTGTGCAGTTTAAATTTTTACCAGGAACTGGTTTCTATGGTTTTGGTTTAATACATATGATTGGTGGTTTAACTAGAACTGCAACAGCAGCATTAAGACAATTATTAGATGCAGGAACTTTAGCAAATTTACCAGCAGGATTTAAATCACGTGGTATTAGAGTTAGAGATGATGCACAACCTTTACAACCTGGTGAGTTTAGAGACGTCGACGCTCCGGGAGGCAATATCAAAGATCAGTTCATGACTTTACCTTTTAAAGGACCAGATCAAACATTACTTTCATTAATGGGTGTTGTGGTTTCAGCAGGTCAACGATTCGCGAGCATCGCAGATTCACAAGTGGGCGACATGAACCAAGCCGCTGCAGTCGGTACAACAGTCGCGTTACTGGAGCGTGGATCGCGGGTAATGTCAGCAATACATAAAAGATTATATGTAGGACTAAAACAAGAATTTAAATTATTAGCAGAAGTATTTAAATCATACTTACCCCCTGTTTATCCTTATGATGTACCTGGTGCATCTAGAGAAATTAAAGTTCAAGACTTTGATGATAGAGTAGATATATTACCTGTAGCAGATCCAAACATCTTCTCACAGACGCAAAGAATATCTTTAGCTCAATCACAATTACAACTGGCGCAATCTAATCCTCAAATACATAATCTATATCAAGCATATAGATCTATGTACGATGCGCTGGGGGTGAAAAATGTAAATGCAATCTTACCACCACCTCAAGCTCCTATGCCACTTGACCCTGCATTAGAACATATTATGGCAATGAGTAATAAACCTTATCAAGCTTTTCCTGGTCAAGACCACAAAGCTCACATTGATGCTCATTTAAACTTTATGAGACTAAATCAAACTCAAAATAATCCTGCAGCAATGGCAAGTTTACAAAAAAATATACTAGAGCACATTAGTTTAATGGCACAAGAGCAAGTTCAATTAGAATTTGTAGAAGAATTACAAGAAGTACAAATGATTCAACAACAAATGCAAGCAATGGGTGCGCAAAATCCTGCAATGGCACAAGGTATGATGCAAAATCCACAAATAATGCAAGCACAACAACGTCTACAACAGATTACAAACCAAATTGAATCTAGAAAAGCGAAGCTAATTGCAGAAATGCAAGAAGATTTTGCTAAAGAAGAAGAAAAAATCATGGGTGAGTTTGGTGGAGATCCATTATTAAGATTAAAAGGTAGAGAAATTGATCTTCGAGCACAAGAAAATCAAAGAAAAGAAGAAGAAGGTCAAGAAAGACTAAATCTTGATAAGATGAAAGCTATGATGAACCAAGAAAATCAAGAAGCGAAGCTTGAACAAGAAGCAGACCTTGCTGGATTGCGTGCAGGAGTGTCATTAGCCAAACAATCAATGGCAGACCAAAGTAAAATTCATGATTTTGGTAGAAACTTTGGTAAAAAATAGATATAAATCAAATTAAGGAGAAAATTATGATTAAAAAAGCAAAAGATCCTAAAGCTGTACCAGAATTAGGTGTCGGTAAAGATGGATATAAAACAGGTGGTGTTACAATTGAAGCTACAGACCCTTTTGAAACTCAAACAGTAACTGTTAGAGGAACAAAAGCTATGAGAGCGGATAAAAAACCTGTTCAAGCTAAATGGTACTAGGTTATGTGGTTATCGGCAATTAAATTAGCCGTATCTGCTGGTAGTAAAATTTATGCTAACAAGCAGAAGGCAAAAGTCGCAATGTCTGATGCTCAACTATTGCACGCAGAACGACAAGCACGTGGTGAGGAAGCTTACCAAGGCAAGTTGTTAGAGGCACGTCAGAATGATTACAAGGACGAGTTCGTTTTGGTAATTTTGTCGGCGCCCATAATTGTGCTCGCTTGGGGAGTCTTCTCGGACGATCCGGGTGCGCTTGAAAAAGTAAAAACTTTCTTCGAGCATTTCGCGGCACTCCCGACCTGGTTCAGTACACTCTGGATCCTTGTCGTGGGATCAATTTTTGGTATAAAGGGAACGCAAATATTTAAAAACGGAGGAAAAAAATAATGGCAAATCCAAGATACAATACTCAAGTTGCTCAACCAAGAGGTGGCGCTAGAGTAAAAAAAGCAATGGGCGGAATGTCCAATGCTAGAAAAGATATGATGTCGGGTTACTACAAAGACGACATGGGTATGAGAGGCGGAGCAATGTATAAAAAAGGTGGTTCTGTTAAAAAGAAAAAGAAACAGGGATACAAAGATAGAAAAGATGAATCTATTGCAATGAGAATAAAAAAGAAAAGAACTAAAAAACAATTAAAAGATTCAAGAGATGAGTCTTATGGTAAGTTTGGTTCTAAAGCTAAAAAATCAGGAAAGATAAATAAGTAGTGACAAAAAACTTAAAAAAAGTTCCTGCTGGTAAAAAAGGAAAAGGTTTAAAAAAACTTCCTAAAAAAGTTCGAAACAAAATGGGCTTTATGAAAAAAGGTGGAAGAGTTAAGTAATGGCTAAACTTTGTCCTGCAGGAAAAGCTGCTGCAAAGAAAAAATTTGCAGTTTATCCAAGTGCGTATGCAAACATTTGGGCATCTAAATATTGTAAAGGCAAAGTAGGTAGAAAGAAAAAAGCTGATGGCGGTTCTGTAAATAAAATTTCACAATCTAGAAAAGCAGTATCAAGTTACGCACAAGGTGGTATCGCTAAAGGTTGTGGTGGGATTATGAAAAATAGAAGAAAAGTAACCAAAGTTGTTTAATGAGTGGTTTAAAAAAATGGTTGGACGAGAAATGGGTAGATATAGGAGCCCCGAAGAAGAACGGGAAATATCAACCTTGCGGGAGAAGCAAAGGCTCAAAGAGGAAATATCCAAAATGCGTTCCACTTGCAAAAGCCACACGGATGACAAGTGGACAAAAGGCGAGTGCTGTCAGACGAA